TGTTATTACAGAAAATGGTGTAAAACCCATCTCTCTATTGTCTACAGAAGATAAGGTTTTGTCTATAGATAATGACCTTAATAGTCTATTCATCCATCCTTCGGATGTTTGGCAATCAGGATATAAGGATGTCTATGAGGTTGAATTAGAGGACGGGTCTATAATGCGCCTCACAGAAGATCATAAAGTAAGGACATCTGAAGGATGGATGACAGTAAAAGAAGCAATGGAACAACAAATACCACTGTTGGTGGTCGAGTAATATTATCAATACTAGAAACTGAGTTTCCTTGTTTTTCTTATTCTTTCTGCAATCTAACTATAGACAATCCGAATAAAAGAGGACATAGTAAGAAAAATACAGTATTGGCCCATATATTAGATATATCTATGAAAGAGCTGACCGATATTGCAAAATCACAACGAGGTAAATCAATATCTAAGGGTCAAAAGGGATCTATTAAATTTATGCAGTTTGCGAGCAAGCATGCATCGACGATACTGCATAGTCGATTTAGAACTACTAAACCACAACGCATCTTATATAAAATGCTATTGTCGATCGATTCTAACGCCAAACTGGAATTTCCTGTGAGATTTGGTAATATATATAAAAGTTTTGATATATTTATGCCTACCTACAATACAGTGGTGGAAATGCATGGTCGAATTTGGCACGATATTTTTGCTGCTCCAGCAACGTTGAAAACTATAGTTGAAACTAATATCTTAAATGATGAACTTAAAAAGACAATAGCACTTAATCTTGCTTATAAACATGTAATATTTTGGGATGACAATACTAATAATTGGAATCAGCAAATAATAAATATATTCAATAAGGATTCTATTTCGTATGAAATTGCTAAAAATCAAGTCTATGAAGAAGATAGGGAATCTACCTGTATATGATATGTCTGTGCCAGAGACGCATAATTTTGTACTGGATAATGGAGTAATAGCACATAATTGTTATGCTGAACTTGGATACATCACTATGTATCTTAAACATCATCATAAACTAGAGTGGTGGTCTGCTGTTCTCAACAACACAGATAAAGAAGACAAACTTCGCAATTTTATCAATCTTTTAGGAAATACCATTAATCCACCTTCATTAGCTATTCCAACAGATAAATTTGCTATTGTAGGCAATAAGATTGTTGCTCCACTTTCTGCCATAAAGAGAGTTGGTCCATCATCTGTTCATGAATTAGTTATAAAAGGTCCATTCACTAATCTACATGACTATGTAGAAAAGGTTGTGCACAATAAGGTGAATGTTGGACATTTTGTTGCCCTTATTCATGCTCGAGCAGCTGATTCTTTTATGGATAAAGATATACCTTATGGTGAAGCTAGGAAGAAACTGTTTGCTGACTATGTTAAATTGCGTAAGATAAAACGAGAATCTAAAGAACTCAATGAAACAAATCCCATTAATATATTCCTGATGGAACGAGAATATAATAAATGCTTTAATAAAACTGTGATTGAAGACGAAGCTATTCAGGTACTTATTCAAAAAGCCATGCCAGGATTTGCACCAACTCACCGTACCGGTATTCCATTCTATATGGGTAGAAATCTTCCGATTCTTTCTGGTGCAAAAATTGCACATGGTTTAGCATCAAAAGAGTATGATAAACCTGTTGGAATGATTTTGTTATATGAAGGATCTACTCATAAAAGCGGAATCTCAAAGAAAACAGGGCGTGAGTATAATTTTGTAAAAGTAGATCTTTCTGATGGAGGTTCTACAATAGAGTGTACTTGGTGGGATCAACAAAAAGCATTAAAATGGCCTAAAAACAGTATGGTATTTGTCAAAGGGAAACTTTCTGAAGGTTGGAAAGGTTCTGTTAGACTTACTGTCGATGAAATGGAGAAACTAATCGATGTCAAAATTTCTAGTAGCGAAGAATCCTCCTCAGAATCTTGATAAGAATGAATATGTGATTGATAAACCAGATTTTTATAAAGAAATCCATGCTACTCAGTCTAAAAAACCTAGGTCAAACCAACTAACAGTTAACTATCTAAGAGAACTAATTGCCGCAGTTGGTCAAAGATATTTAGGTGAAAGCTTTGATGCCTTGCGTACTGTTAATATTAGTAAGTATGTTGGCACACCATGTAATTCAGAAGAAGAGGTTCATAATGTACTTGTTAAAGCATTTGAAACACAATGTCCGCAACTCCTATTTGCATATGTCGAACATTGTTTTAAACAGCGCCCAAGTGGAACAAATTTTATTTTTTACTCTGGTAACCCTAGATTTGCTACTAAGTTAACGGAATTAGGATATGAGAAAATAGATGAAAAAGAGTTTGAACACCTAAAATCCGGTAAACCAAAGAAAATAGTTGGAAAACCTGCTATAACTGCAGAACAAGCCGCCGCCTTGTTAAATGGATAATTTGTATAAAAATAGGGTAAATCAATAACCGCCAATATGGCAAAAGGAGACAACAAATGGGACGTATAACGATAAATATGGATGCTCTTAAGTCTAGTCGTGATTGGGTGCGACATAAAATTAACGATGGTGCTAATATCTATAGAATTCTTCCACCTTTCGGTGATTCAGATCAACACAATAATTATCCATATCATCGATGGAGTGTTGCATGGCTATTAGATCCAAAATCTAACAAGCGCCGTCCATTCGCTACTCCTTTAACAGATGGTGAATCATGCCCTGTTCAAGAGTATTGCGATGCTCTCAATACATATATTGATGATAAGAAAAATAAATTGAAATCAGAAGGATATTCTGATGAAGATGTGAAAACTGAACTTGAAGGACTTCGAGGTGTTCAGTGGAATATGCGTCTACAACATGTCTATTCTTATAATGCCTGTGATCAATCTGGTGCTGTAGGTATTCTAGAACTTAAATCTACGGCTCACAAAGCTATGAAGAAGATGATGAATACGTACATTAAAGACTATGGTCAAGATCCTACATCTCTCAATTCTGCAGATGATGACAGCGGTGTATGGTTTAATATTCTAAAAGATGGTAAAGGCAAAAACACAGAATATTCTGTTACTTTTCATCAAACTCGTCAAAAGATGAATGGTCAACTCGTTAAGATTGATGACCGCTCTACTCTTCCTGAGCATGTTGTCCAGAATTATGATAGTTTAGCATATAATCTTAGCAGTATTTATATGCGCAAAAACTACGATGAACTAAAATCTATTCTGTTATTCAATATTGCTCTAATTGCACAAGAAGTACCAGAAGCAACTCTTGGTATTTATGAGATTGATGATATTGAAACCAAAGTTACTACACCAGTTTTGAAAAAAACTACTAAAGAGACTGAAGAGAATGTGCCTGTTAAAAAGGCAACTGCACCTAAAGTCACACTGAATCTAAATGACGACGATGATGATGAACCACTACCAGTTCGCAAAACACAACCTACTGTAACTAAACCAGCACCTGTTCCATCTCCATCAAATGGAGCACCAGTTAGAAAATCTGCTCCAATGCAATCTTATATTAGCAGCAGTGACGATGATGATGAACTTAGTGCTCTAACGGCAGAAATCTTGGGAGACTAATATGTCTTCAGATCTTGTTAAGGTCGAAGAGAGTCTTCGGACTCTCCGTCTTGATCGTCTAGCTGAATTTACGAAGAAGATTGAAGATATTTCTAAGGGGTTTAACACTATGTTGGCCCCGGTTTATCTTCGCGATTTCATTATGGCATACGACTTCACAAACACCATGCTTGCCGCAGCAATGAGGTGTCATGGTATCGCCGAATCTGTACAAAAGACCGCGGAGGCTGTTGCGTATTTCGAGAATGCCCCTGACTATCTTCAAGAAAAGGGTGTTAAAGATAGTGATGCTGCTCGAAAACGCTACATCCCTATGGATCCTGCTGTACAACAGGCCGATAAAGTCAAGGCTCAAGCAGAAGCAATGGTAACCTTCCTTAGGAATAAGTTGCAAGAGTTTCGCTTAGCACATGACGACGTTAAAAAGATTGCGTATTCCAATGAAACCAATGATTCTCCGTATGAAGGTATGTGATGAGTAAGAAGAAACAACAATATTTTTGTCCAAAGTGTGGTTTAGACAAAGGATTGTTGTTTGTTTCTAAAATTAAAGGAGTTTCTCCAGAAGATAGACCATGTAGAACTTGTCGCAACATTGCTGTTGGCGAAAAGGCCAGAG